TTGTTCCGGCAGCAGTAACCGCCCCACCAGCCCCAATCGTCACCGTGTAAGTGCCAGCCTCTAGGCTCAACGCGCTTTCAGCCGAAGCACCACCACCAGAGGACTCACCAAAAACATTTGAACGATACCCGCCAGCACCACCCGCACCGGCAACGCTCTGTCCGCCCCCACCGCCCCCAGCGATAACAACATACTCACACGCAAACGGTGGCGCACCAAAAGTCCCAGACATACGGTTGAACTTCGTAAAGTCCCTCAAAGAACTGGTGCTCATACTTGTTACAGCCATAACAAGCCCCCCCTAGACGGTTACTTCAGCACCGAAAGCATTGATGGACAGTTCGGACGCCGTGCCTGCCGCAGCGACCGAAAGAACATCCGTCGCCGCCATAGTGATCCCCAACGTCAACGTGGTCGAATCTGACGCCGCCACGGGAACATCGTACGCAAGGAAATGTTTATCGCTGATGGCGTCCCCATCAGTACGTAATGCCAGACGGAACGTGTCCGCGGATGTTGCGCGGTTCGCAATGATCACCGTGCTAATCACGGTTTCCGTCGACGCCGGGCAAGTGTAAAGTGTTGTCAACGTTGCGGACGTCATGTCCAATTGACCTAATGTTTTGTAAGCCGTAGCCATGTCATGCCCCCATCAATAGAAAGTTTGTTTCGAAACCACCGCCACCGGCACCACCAGCAGCAACCCAAGCCGAACCCGTATAGTATTCAAACGCATCCGTGTCCTTCAAGAATCGGTGTTGACCTTCCTGCGGTGACGCAATAGCCGAACCCGCCGCCGTTGCATCAGCAAACACGGGAATTGATTGCGACATCAAAAACGTGTTCACCTGCTCAGCGGTAAGGACGTCGCCCGCGACGAACGTTTTGAAACCTGCGGGAATTGCCACGGCGTTGCTCCTTAGAAGGCTAAGTGATCTGTGTCAAGTATACCGAACACCGCGTCGTCCAACACAAGGAACGTCCAATCCAACGATGCCAAACCAATCGTCACATCATGGCGTTCCTGTGTGATCTGAGAATCCAGTTTGATTATTTCGCCATATTGTTCCACGGGATCGCCCACCCCGTTAGGTGTGAAACGTAGCAAACAAACATCACCAAGTTCCATCGCCAACACGGTCGCACGATCCGACACCGACAACGTGTCAATGTTCATCCCGATCGAACCAATCCGATATTCCGGATCGGCATATTTTTTGACATTGAAATCTGCAAGGTTTTGCAACTGTGATGTCGTTGAAACCAAAGTGTCCAACGATGTTTCGATCACACCGTATTGGGTGCGTGACGTTTCATTCAACGCCATCGCAACACCCGCACCCGATTCCACCTGTATCGTGTTCAATAACAATTCGGTCCCATAGTTCACCGCTACCCGCGTGTAAGGAATACCGGTGCCGTTATCCGCGAACGTAATCAACGAACCCGATGTCGGTGTCGCATCCAACCGACCACGGAATGTCAAATCCCCCGTCTTCGAAATGAACAATGCGCCCTGCTCAGACAGTTCAACCTTCTGCAAGTATTCCAAAACGTTGCCATCAAACACGTCAGCGCCCAACGTGGACGCCCCAACATCAATGTTTCGACCCTTCAACCATTGCACCGATTCCATGTCCAACACCGCCGTCACACGATCCCCAGACGATTCCGGTGTCGCCGTCCCCGCCGTCAGCGCTTGCCTAGCCAACACCGTGAAATCATCCGCCGCAACCAATTGCGCACGCGATTCCCCCGATGGGTCATATTCAAAATTCCAGTCATCAATCACACCCGTGTATTGACGGACACCATCAACCGTCACACGCACATCACGGCGGGGAATGATGTCACCGAAATATGGTCCGGCAGAATACAACGGATCGAACGAACGATCTTCGTTGTCCAACACAACCGACAATGCGCCCGCGGAAAAACGATCTAAGTCACGGTTTTTGCCACGGGTGATTGTGACGTCTTTGATTTTTGATGTGATGTCTTTGAACGAAACCCCACCCAATTCGTTTTGATCCAACACGCCCGCGGTTAGGTTGTCGAGGATGAAACCTTCGACCGCGCCAATTTCAACAACGGTTGTCATTATGCGCTCGCAAACACGGGACCGGACGTCCGTTCATAGCGCTTGATAGCCTTCACAATTTCTTCACCGACACGTCCCCCATCGGAACCCATCCCAGCATTGACCGTGATGTTGTACGTGTTCCCCATGCCACCGCGTCCACCCAGCGGCACAACCGCTTCCGGACCCGATTCGCCAATCAACGCAAACGTGGGACGGTTCACAATGCCACCATCCGCCATCGCCGGCATACCGAACCGATCCGCCAAAACCTTCGCAGCCATCGCCTGCCCGTCAAACCCTGCCCGGTTCCGCATCGCGTTCACCATCGCCGTGTCATAAGTGCTTGTGTATTGTTGGACGATCGCATCGATACCGCCACCACCACGACGACCCGTGTCCGAAATGCCGGACACATCCTTATCCGCGAAACGCATGTTGTCGAATTTGCCGGGGATAGCCAACCGGTCAAACGAAACTTCACTAGCACGGAAATCAATTTCCACACCCGGCAACGAATTCGCTTTGTCAATAAACCAGTTCAAACCCTTGATTGATTCGTTGATGAAAAATTCTAGACGGTCCAACATCAGGTTGAACCCGGTCGCCCAGAACGTGCGGATAGCAAACACGATGTCGCTAAATTGGTCAGAGAACGCACCCAACGATGTGAGCAGTTTCCCCAACCCCATTTCCTTGAAAATTTCCATCGCCAACGGCAACAACACGCCCATCATTTCCGCGAACATTTCCAGCGCGGGCAACACCACATCCATCAGTAACGCTTCCAGAACGGGCAACACGTAGTCCAACAACGGCAAAAACATTTCAATCAGTTCCAGCACGATCGGAATAAGCAATTCAAACAGTTCCATGAATATCGGCAACGACGCTTCAATGAATGGTCGGAACGCTTCCACAATGTCAACCAACAATGGGGCGATCATTTCCAACGCGTTCCCAATAAATTCGGCAAGTACGCCCGTGATTTCCGCAATGACGGGTAACAAAATGTCGAACAATGCGATCAACGGTGGCAACGCCGTTTTGACCAAATCCAAAAACACCCCGGCAATGTCACCGATGATTGGGAACAACGGGGACAATGATTCCAACAAAGCGGGCAACATGCCCAACAATTCCCCGATGACCGGTTCCAATTTTGTGAACAAGTCTTCCAACAACGGACCCAACGAATCGATGACCGGCATCAACGAATCCAACAACCGGGCGGCGATCGGCAACAAAATGTCACCGACACCCAACAACGAAACCTTCGCCGTTTCCAACGCCTTGTTCATTTTGAAACCAGCGGTGTCTTCCATCGCCGCAAACGCATCATCCAACGCACCCACGTCGTCAGTCATGTTTGCAAAAATTTGCGCGGTGCCTTCAACGTTTGGACCCATCAGGTCCAGCACACCAGACAACGCCCGGATGTTACCGAACACCGCCGACGTTGCTTCGATGTTTCCGTCGAACGCTTCGGTCAGCGTTTGAAGTGTTGCGAACAAACCTTCTTCTTTGATTTGTTCACGTAAACCCGCGGCGGACAAACCCATGTTGGCAAGTGCTTCGTTTGCTTCGCCTGTAGGTTTTGCAACCGTCGCCAAAATCTGACGCAACTGTGTCGCCGCGGTGGACGCATCCGTACCCGTGCGGGACATCGCAGCCATCGCCGCACCGACTTCATCAAACCCAACACCCAACGCGGACGAAATGGGCAACACTTGCCCCATTGCCCCAGCCAGTTCTGCCGGTTCCAACTTTCCTTCACGGACCGCTTCGGTCAAAACGTCAACCGCTTTGGCACCATCCAAAACATTCACGCCATAAGCGTTGACCGCGGACGTTGCCAAATCCGCAATTGTCTTTGTGTCACCCAACCCGGCAGCGGCACCCTTCAGCGACGCTTCAAGAACTGTGATTGCATCGTTCCCACGCAAACCCGCCGACGTAATGAAGAACAACGCGTCCGCCGCTTCTTGCGCGGACTTACCGAACTGTGGACCCAACGTTTTGGCAGCGTCTTCCAATGCCCCAAGTTGATCCGCGGACACGCCAACCAAACCTTGAATCTTCGCAAACGATGTTTCGAATTCTGACGACATTTTCAACGCCGCCGTGCCAATACCAGCGATCGCAGCAACCGCAGCAAGTCCTATTTTTCCGGCAACGGCACCAAAGTTTTTCAACGATGATTGCGCTTTGTTGACACCCTTCGGATCGAACTTCGAAACAATTGGAAGACGAATTGGACCGCCAGCCATTAGGCACCGCCTTTGATTTGGAATTTGCGATTGTAGGATTTCATTACGTCATTGATGATGCCGGTCGCGATCCGGATTGTTGCGGGTCGTTGTTTCAAAAATGCGTCATATGCGTATCGTCCCGCTTTGCCTTTGATTGGTTTCGCCGCCTGCAACGCGTTGATGAATTGATCACCCTGCGTCGTGACACGGTGCGAATACTCACGCGTCATTGTTCCCCGCCCCGTGCGCCGTGTGTACGGTCGCGAATAAACGTTCCCCGGTTGTTTCCGAACACCAGCCAATTCCGCCATGTCAAAACCAACACCACGTTTCCCACCCGTCACCGTCATCACAACAAGATTTGCCCAACCCTTTTGTGAACGCCCCGGATAGAATTCAATCCTTGTTTTGTTCGCACCACGCCACTTCGTGCGCCCCTGAAGTTTCGTTCCACGACGGGAACGTTGCATCCCGGAAATCGGTGCTTCCTTCGGGATCGCACCATCAACCGCCGCCGCGACCGGTGTCAAACCCGTCTTCAACTTTAGGCGCAACATTTTGATCGAATCATTGTCGATCTGTTTTAGTTCACGCACAACACGGGACAAATCCGTTTTGTTCACAGACGCTTCGATTTTCAAGGTGGCTCCAATCCCACCTACAATTCTACCGGCGACGTTGTTGTCGACGGGATTGCCCCATCACGTAACGTTGGATCGTGAACAACATGCGTGGTTCCATGTTCATCAATTCCGTCGGTGACAAACCCGTTTCCACCGCAAGCGTGGCAATGAGCCAATGCATCGAGTCATCCCCGATGCCAACTATTTTTTTGGGTCAGCCGCTTCGACCGCTTCGACGTCGTTCAACCATTCTTCAAATGGTTTCCCCGTCGCCTTCGTCCGGTGTTCAACCGACCACGCTAGGAACATCAAGTGCGTCAACTTGGCATCTTTTTGCAACCGGGACATCGACATATCGAATTTGGTTTCGAATGCAACGATGTCCGCGGCCATGCCGTTGACGACCTTCGGTTCGGATTGTCCGACGTAATGAATGGCTAGTGTGAAATTCATGACGCCAGTCTAGCCGAAATTAGGCTGTGGCGCGTGCAATCCCAGCGGTTCCAGCAAGGTTCCAGGAAACGCTAAGCGTAGCCAAATCCCCGACCGTACTCGAATATGGAGAATAGGAAGAAACCAAAAATTCGCCGGTATAAGACGGATTGGTTGCGGACACGGTTGCCGAAGTTGGGAACACGGTGACGGTTGCGTTCGATCCCAACAATGGGAACAATGTGGCGTCAACCGCTGCTGCGCCGAAATCTTGGTGGAAGTCAAGCGTGACGCTTGCATCTTTCAAGCCGCCGATTCTTGTGCGGTATCCGCTGCCGCCGAATGCGGTAACGTCCTGTTCTTCGGAACTGATGTCCATTGTGACGGCAGCGATACTGTTAGAGAAATCGGTGCCATTGATTGTGATTTTGTAATCAGTCGCTACGAAGCGGCTCATTTTTTTCCCCTTAGTTTGCGTAAACCGTCACGACGAAATCCGCCGATAGGTAAGAAACATCTCCCCCTAATGATACCGCAGTGATGTTTGTCATTGATTCGACCTTTGAATCGTATGCGACACCACCTAGCGTTCCATCGCCTGCAATCGCTTGACGGATGCCACCGGAACCCGATGACGCGTAGCCGTTCAATTTCAATTGTGCGGATCGTTCCGCAGCGCGTCCCACGATCACCGTGACCGTGAATGTGTACGTGGTCATCCCATTTGCCATCGCCCCGAAGTAATCCACGTTGGACAATTGAACGATTGCAATTGGTGGGTTGACGTTGTCCGGAACTTCTGACGCGGTGCGTAGTCCGGAAATTGTGCCGATGCGGTTCGCTAGCCCATCGCGTAGCGCGGTGATGCTCACGCCATCCGCCATTTCTTATATGGCGACAAAAGTTTTTCGACGTCAGGATCGACACGTCCGACACGCAACGATCCCAATTCGTCGTACGAAATTCCCAGCGGCGTGTCATACCGTTTGAACTGTCGCATGGACAAAATGATGCACGCTTGTTTCACCGCGGTCGGTACGGTAGCCCTACCGAACACGCCAACGACTTGCACGGTCGCTTCATGTGCGTTGACATTTCGTGGTTCCCACAATGGGAACAAATATGAACCGATCGCACGAATGCGTGTGAATGGTGTTTCGATGATTCCGCCAATGACACCGTTCAATGGTTCCAACTGATAATCGGTGGTCGCCCATGTCTGATCGAACGTGTCACCCGTCGATGATGTTTTCAACGTGGTCACGGATTGCAGGTCATCAATTTCCGTAAGGAATGGGTCGGTTGGGACATAAATGCGGGTCGCGGTTCCGATGCTATAGAAAACGCGTTCACACCATCCGTCGATTTCTCGTGACGCTGATTCGATGCTGAGTTCCAACAATAGGTCGTCGACGTCATCTTGGATGCGGAATGCGGATTTGACGTCGGTCAATGTTGCGTAGCCGTTGCTTATTGCCATGTGTAAGCCTCCACCTTCTATTCTACCGGGGACCGTGTGGCGGAAAAAAGTTTGTGTGTGTTGTTGCATTTCATTCGTTAGGTGTGTATAGTTATAGACACGACAACGAAAGGAAACACAATGAACACCAAACGAAACGACATCAACTTCCGCAAACTAATCAAGTCGATGAAAATCCGGGTTGAACTTGCTGAAACCGCAACGTCCGAAACCGAACGGGAAATGCACCTGATAAAGGTTCAAGAAATTTCCGACATGATCAAAATTTTGAACGACCGAATCTGACACCGGGTTGTGGCAACAATCCCCCATTTCGATGGGGGATTTTTGCTAGTCCCAACGATTGACGCGACGCGTCGACAACGACCAACCGCCTTCCCCAAAATCATCCCGCGCAATCTTGTCGAAATAATAATCCCGATTCCGGACAAACGTTCGCGCATTAGCCAAACCTAATTTGGCATCGGAATGGATCGTCGATGAATTGTCGTGTTCCACACCCATGTCGATCATGCGGATTGGCACATCATGATGTTCCGCACGTCGCGCCATGTCGTTGTCTTCAAAAAATGCCGGATAAATTCCTTCGTCGAACAAACCCAGCGCCGTGTGCGCCACGTCACCGACCGAAAACACCTGCCAATGGGGAAACACATCAGACAATGTTATTTCGTCCCGACGGGCGTTCTGTAGCCGTTGAAGGGCGCCTGGTCGAAACCACGCATCATTAGACGCAAAAATCCACATGTCATCGTGTGGAAACAACTTGATCCCCAAATTCCACGAACCAGCCACACCCAAGTTCGACGGCAACGGCAAAATGTGCGAATTCAAAACATAGTCCGGGAAATGCAACTGATCGACACCATCCCCATTGTCCACAATCAAAAGGTCACGGATTGGGAAATCGATTGAATCCAACAACCGTTGCAATAGGTCGTACCGATTCAACACCGGCACAATCATGTTTGGAAGCATTCCGATATTCTAGTGACATGGCACACATCCAACAACGCGACTTCATGAACAAAATCCGCAACCGTTACCCGGACGCATTTGACAATGTGCGCGTCATCGAAATCGGATCGCTAAACATCAACGGCACCGTGCGCGACTTTTTCAGCGCCACCGAATACGTTGGCATCGACGTCGGACCCGGACCCGGCGTCGACGTCGTCGCATTAGGGGAAGACGTTGACTATCCGGACGGATCGTTCGACACCGCCATCAGCGCCGAATGTTTCGAACACAACCCAGAATGGGAACGCACATTCGCGAACATGATCCGCATGACAAACAAACACGTGATCATGACATGCGCAAGCGACGGGCGTGCGGAACACGGGACATCACGGACCGATCCCGGATCATCCCCACACACGATCCGATGGGACTACTATCGCAACCTAAACCAAAACGACTTCGAACAAATGTTCGACCTAGACGAACTATTCATCGAACATTCGTTCGAATACAATCCGAATTCGTGCGATCTATACTTCCACGGGATCAAGCGAAAAATTCTTTGAAGAACGGCATCCAATACGTATCCCACACATGTTCGACTTCGAATTGCCGGGCGAACTGAATGTTGTCGTGGCTAATCCCACGTGGCGCATCGTAAGCCAATTTCAGCGCTTCATACAATGACGGGATCGACGGGATGTTGTAGAAACTTGATTGCGGTTCATCCCACAACGGTTGACCGGCAACCTGAAAAGAATCCGGTCCCGCTAAATCTTCACTAGCCGTCCACGACGACGTAATCAAACGGGTGCCGCACGCCTGCGATTCAATGTTCACAACACCGAACCCTTCGCCATAAGTCGCATTCATCACAACATCCGATGCCGTATATATCGCCGCCAACTGTTCCGCGGGATAACCGACCCGCAACGTCGTCGCATCAGCGATGATCACATTCTTGTTCGTCAACCCAACCGCCTGCAACAACACCGGAATGTTGAACCCGCCAAACACCTTCGAACCTTCCATGTGCAAATAAAGTTTCGCGTTGGGGACATCTTTCAAAAACAATGAAAACGCAACAATCTGTTCTGCCAAAGCCTTACGGTGCATAATCCCGTTGCTTTTGTTCGCTGCGACAATCGACACTAGGAAATCATCGTCACCGATTTCCATGAACTGACGCGTGGGAACACCATTGATTTTTTGCGTCGGTTTGTAAATTTTCGCGTCAAGCATGTGTGGCGCATAATGCGATTTGATGTCACGCGATTCCAACAACCGTTGTCCATGTGGTGCCATCGTCACCGGTGTCACATTGTCACGCATCAAAAATTTCTTCACACCCGGCGGAACCGTCACATGATCCAATGGGACATAACTGATGATCGGACCATCGTGTTCCAATTGGTTGTAAACCCAAACGTCATACAACGTGAACACGGCGTTTTTTTTGCCGGGATGTTTTGTCACAAAATCGTCATGCCACAATTTGATGACATCATCCGAATACGGTTTGAACCCTTTGGGGTAGTGTGCGACATCGCCCCACTTGGTTTTGATTTTTTCGAACCGACCTTCCAAACCATAGTTTGATTGGACGGCGACGTTCAACCCATGACGCATCATCCGATCCATCAAAAATTGTGCTTGCACACCGTAACCGGTACTGGTCCCCGGTGTGTTTGTGACCATTGACACGACACCCGTCAATTTTTCATATTGTCCCATGCGCCCCAGCATAACGAAAACCCCCGCCATCCGCTAGGACGACGAGGGTTTCGCGTTGTGATTTTAGGTTACGCCATCTTGATGAACTTGATGTGCGAACCGTGGGTGACGCCTGCGCCCAAACGGTAAACGAAACGGTAAGCGGTTTCGTCCTCGTTGAATGCGTAGTCGCTAGAAGTGGCAACATCCAAACCGGTGGTTGCAACTTTGACCGACGCCCAGTTTCCGAAGAACACGGGCTTGTTGCCGGTGGCGATTGATTCAAGTGCGCTGTTCTCGAAAATGTTGTATCCGAGAAGACGGTCAGGTCCACCGACTACGGGATCGAGAACATATGCGCCATTGCCATCCTTCAGTTTCCGGATTGCGGAAAGGGTCGAAGTGTTGACCATGTACGCGGCACCCATCATGCGGGCTGCGCCGTCGATGCTGTAAGCCAGTTCGATCAGTTCGTCCGTGGTGATAGCGTTCGTGGTTCCTGCGGTCACACCAGTTCCGGCAACCGCGGTGACGGCTGCGTGGATGACGGCGTTAGCGCGGAAACCAATTGCGTTCCCAGCCTGAGAAGCGATCGTCGACTGAATGTCAAATCCTGCATCTGTGAGCAATTCGTTTGCAACCTGAACAAGAAATGCTTGCTTTGCAGGCTGCAGCAAAATGCTGCTGAAGGTTGGTTCACTTTGATCGATTGCAGAACCAGCGGAAAATTCAGCCGCGGTGCTGTAAGCGGTCATTGTGGGGATACGCAAATCTGCGCCGCTAGTGCGCTGAATCACATCTGCCACATCAAGGTATGGTCCGACCAAACGCGCTACTTCAAACACCTGGTTGTAGAAGTCAACGGGAACGGTGTTAGCGGAAGGCACCAGGGTGGCACGCTTCTCAGGGGCGAACGTGTGGTTGCGCACTTCGCCTTCAAACATTGCGCGGAAAATGTCATCGGCGGAACGCGATTCCGTGGCGGGAACAAATCCACGCGATGCCTCAGCGGCTTCGGCGGAACGTGCTTCGTTACGGGTCGCTACTGCGATGGCTTCATCGTGGCGTGCAATGTCACCCTCGATGTTGTCAATTTTGGTTAGTTCTCCAGCGTCAAGGCCGCGACTTTCTGATTCAGCGTGGTCGATGACCTCGCGAACCTGAGAAATCAGGTTAGCCCGTGACTCTTCGGAACGCTTGATGAATTCGCTCATCATTTCTCCTTAGTTAGTTACGGTTATTTGTTTAGTGGCGTTGACGCTCAACTATTTCCGACGGGGCTGACCGCACGATCGGATATGTCAATTCTACCGTCCGGCGTGTCATGGATGTTGCGCAACCCCATGTCTGTGTGTATAGTTATAGTCACAACGAAGGAAGGAACACAATGATCACCGTCAACGAAATACTAATTACCGAAACCGACGAAATCGTCGCGACCATCGCGTACCCCGCATTCAGCGAAGAATCGGCAACCGAAAAGGTTTCCGCAATCCACAGCAGGAACCAAAAAATGGGAATGCAGGATGGCGTCAACTACCGCGTGGAATTGGTTGCATCATGAAAATCATGCGACCAACAGAAAAAGACATCGAAATGACATCCAGCGGATTTCACCGTTTGGATTGTGGCGGACGTCACGATCACCCGTACCACTTCTATATGTACTACACAAAAAAAGAAGTCATGCAATCTTGGCGGGCGGAACACCCAATCCGGAAGGAAAACTGATGACCACGATGAAACAACAATTGCGGGACCTGGTGACGATCCAAAACGCAAACATGGCAATCGAAAAAGTGACATGCGACGATTGTGGTTCCCGCGATCACACACGGGTGGAAATCACGTTGCCCGATGGATTGTCGTGGGAATCCCCACACGCCGGACGGTATTCCGGAATCGCGGTTACGTCTGAATGTCGTCAACCCGCGTCAACGCTCTACGGTGAAATGTACGGCGTGATCGGATACCCGGTCGTCCGGGATTGAAAACGAAAACCCCTGCCACCGGGAAGGGTCGGTGGCAGGGGCGAACCGTCTATCGCTTTTCGGCGACTTTCATGACGCGGTTCTCTTTCGTCGGCTCAGAATCAAGCGCAACAACGGCGGACGCCATCGCGTCAGCAAGGTCACGGATTGAACCCGATTCCGGATTGCCCGCAACCTTCATGATCGCGGAACGGATTTGTTCATGAGTAGCCATCAGAATTTCTCCAAAATCTCTAGTTTCTTTTTCTTCAAAGCCAACATCGCCAAATCGCCAACGGGTTGATCCGCCACCGGTTCGGTTTCCGGCTTCAGTTCATCCACGACACGGGACAACAATTCCACTTCGGTCGCATCCATGTCCGCGCCTTCTTCAAGTTTCAACAACACATCGGCAAGCGCATCCGAATCCACGTTCGCACGTTTCGCAATTATGTCCAACCCGCGAACGGATGTCGTGCCCGCGGTGCCCGTGTACGCCGGAAATGCAACAATGCTGACTTCGTGCAACCGCACCGAATTCAATGTGCGTTCCGCGCCGGACGAATCCCACGTGTCTTTGATCACAGAAAAACCAAACGACATCGCATCAATGTCCTTGCGGCGCAGCAACACCGCCACGTCTTTTCCAAGCGTCGTCGGTGCCAAATCTGCGCGAACCTTCAACCCGCGTTCATCCTCAATCAACGTCACGGTTCCGGCACGCGTCGATCCAAGCACCGATCCGGTGTCATGGTTCCAAAGTAATTTGATGTCATTGCGGGCACGCAATGAACGTTTGAACGCACCCGGCGCAACCGTTTCCGTGAAGCCACCCAAATTTTCCGAACGTGAATTGAACACGCTGGCATAACCTTCGAACGCCATCCCGCCGTCATCCAAATCACGCAATTCGAAATCGACAACATGCGTTCTAGTTTCCAACTTTTTCACGGCTTCCCCTTTGGCGCGACCTTCGTTTTCTTCTTCAAGTCTAGCAACTACCCCTTGCGCGTATTCCATCGAACGGTTCGCGGAACGTTTCGACGACCCCGATCCCCACAATAAATGAGCGACAACACCCGCCGACGGATAATCATCATTGTCCGGGTCCGCCGCCGGTGCGTCCAAGTCGACAAGGTGACGGGCGATCCATGCAGATATGCGCACCCATTTGTCCGGTGTCAACGCGTCACCACGTGCCATTTGACGCGCTTCCGTGACGGTGCGTTGTTCCAACCCGTCGCCCGCTAATCCCTGGTCGTAGTACCGCAACCCTTGACGCGCCGCGGCACGCATGTACGCCGGTGCAACCAAATTGACGTCACGCATTTCCGAACGGATCAACGAATCAATTTTCGTCAACGTTCCGAACCGATGTCCGACAAGCGTTTCCGTTTCTTCCCATTCGTCTTCTTCGGGCTGGTAAATCCTAATCAACGCCGCCGGGTCGTCTCCCGAAGCGTTGATTGTGAAATCGGTGTCTGGCACATTCAAAACACCTTCGGTCAAAATGCGTTCGATGCGTCCACGTGCGGTTCCGCCAGATGAATCCCACCGAACAAAATCACCGACCGACAATTCGCCCGGTTCGGCACGAACGTCTAATGAACGGTAAGTGTCGCCGTTGTAGGTGCCACCCGGTTCCATATCTTCCGAAATACTGATTGCTACCATTTGATCGATCGCATCCTGTTCCGTATCGTGGCACGCCACCAGTTCGCCGTCTTCCTTCACGGTCGCAAACGACGGGCAATCAGGATGTTGATCTGTCACAAAATACGGCATCAGTCATTCTTCCGAATATCCGTCACACCTAGTTCAAGTCCACCGGGATCGGAAACCGCAAACAAACGGTCACCAGCCCGCAATGTCAAATAAATGGTTTGTCCGGAAACAATAGGCATTAGGTCACCGCGTCTTTGTATACGGAATCAGGGTTTTCCGGATCAACTTGCGCCACACCCTGCAATTGCACGGACGGCAACCCGGTGTGATCCATTGGGTCCAACCCCATAACCTTCAAAACTTGTTCCGGTGTGAACCCAGCATAGACAAGCGATTGCACCATTCGGACGCGTTCCATGTCAGCCTTGACCGTGGAATCAGCAATGTTCACGTTCGCCAACGGGACGCGTGGCAATTGCGCCGCATCGTTTTGAATCGGTGGCATGTCTTCCATCGCACGAACTTCGTTGATGCTATACGCCCCCGCCTGCAACATTGTTGAATAACTTGTTGTCCGGGATTGCAAATCCGCACGCAATAACCCGTCAAGGTTGAAACGCAAAAACGCTTCGGTTCCCCCACGGTAACGATCCATCAAAATCGACATGCTCGATTCGACCTTCGACGCAAGCGGACGCAAATTGTGCGTCACCCAAGCAAGGTTGTTTTGTTCTACGGACGCATAACTATTTGTCCCCGGCAACCCCAAAAGGTGCGGTGGAATGTTGAACGCACGCGCCACATCTTCAACCGCCATGCGACGCGCTTCGATGACCTGCGCTTTTTCCGCATCCAACTGTGTCGCTTTGAACGTCGCGCCACCGGTCAACACGCCCGTGCGGTGCGCCTTCTGCCATCCGGTATGACGTTGATCGAACCCGGATTGCAAATCCGACGCCTGATCCGAAGTCAACGCCCCCGGAAACTCTATGACGCCATTCATGGTCGATCCGCTTCCGAAGAACTGTTGTGCCCAACGGTCCAACGCTAATGACAAACCAAACGATTCTTTCAACGCTGACGATCGCGCAATCCCACGAACGTGACCGGGTCGAACCAAATCGGGAATGAAAATCATGTCGTCCGATGTCAACGGTTCGTCTTCGCCCTCGACGTTGAAAATCAATCCACCCAAACCATTGCGTTTCACTTCAACCGTCAACGGGTTTAGCACAACTAGGTTCACGACTTCGTTGCGGTTATTGGAGAAGACACGGATGAACGCATTTCCTTCCATCAACATAGACGCGAACACCGCCGAATAGAAAGGGTGATAGGACGGGAATGATACGTCCGGACGGTTCACCCAATCAGGTTTCGGACGGAATGGTTTGCGGGTGCCATCGTTGCGAATATAAACATCCAACGGCAACGTCGACAACGTGGTGGAAATAATGTTGACCGCGGAAAAAATTGCGTTGACTGTGTAGACGGTGTCCGAATTGATATTTGTTCCGGCATAGGTTCCAAACGCAATGTCATCACCGGCGGCAAAAATTGATTGGTAACTGACACCACGTTGTTCGAATAACTTATTGAAAACCATTTATCGCCCTAACGCATAACCGGCGACGGTAATCAACACGCCACCAACAATAATTCCAAGCGGGATTGACACAAGGCACACGCCCACGGTTATCGCCACAACCCCCGCCACCTGCAAAAAGTTTGACATGTTTTTGAACCTATCCGAAAAATTGCGGGACAACTTCTTCCATTCTAGCGACTGTGGCGCGGTCCACTGCTATCACAACGGCAACCGCTGCGTCAATTTTGCGGGGACTATTTCGCGATTCCTTCACAATGCGGGGACCAACATTGTCGTTTTTGACAACCGCGTTTTCTAAATGCCGGGCAATCGTGGGATCACCATTGTGTTGAATTTCTTTGTCCATCGTCATGTCAAAAAATTTGGCGCAAGCACCCACCATTCTTCGCGGGGAAGTAGACGGATATTCTACAATCGGCAATCCACGTTCTTCCAACACCTGCATCGAACGCTGCCACCGGAATGGGTCACACGCGATTTCCAAAACCTTCGGATGGGTTTGACAATAGTTGATGATTGTTTGTTCCACGTCTGCAATATCCACACGCCAATCATCATCGTCTTGTTCCAAATTTTTTTCCCAAGCCTTCACCAATTCCACGCGTACCGGGGAACCATCCTTCGCAACCGTCGCCGCAACCACGACGGTACAGTCCCCAGAAAAAGAACCATCGAATCCTAAAATGATTTCATCGTCCGGTGTGATCGACATTTCCGTTTGACATTCATCCCACGCACCGACCGGCAACCATGACATTGCAGACGACACAAATTGGTTCAAACGTTTGGTCCGGAATTCCGGTTCCGGTGTGCGACGGACCGCCGCTTCGAAATCCGCTTCGTCATTCAAATCCGCAAAACCGGGGTTTGCTTCCTTCCACGTTTCCGGCAGTCTGTGATCGCCATCCGATTCCCACCACGCCAACATGAAATTCGGATCATCCATTTCACCACGAACAACTTTTTTTCCGTACTGATACAGATCGAAACAAATTGAATCATGCCCTAACGAATCCGACTTCACACCCGCGGTTGTGATTGCAACCATGTGCGCTTTGTTTCCACGCGCCGCCATCGACAATTGCATGACATCGAACATGCGCCGATTGGGTTGTGCGTGCAATTCGTCGATCCACACGGCGGTGCTATTCAAGCCTTCGGCGGCACCCGCTTCTGCGGACAAAACCCGATAGACGGAACCCGTTGCGGGAATTTCAATGGCGTCCCGATACAGTTTCGCAAGCGCCGATAATTCTTCATCCGCGGAAATAATTTTTTTCGCTTCCCCAAAAACGATTCGTGCCTGATCACGTGTCGCCGCTACCGAATACGTTTCCCCGCCACCCGGTCCAAATATGGTGTCAAATAGCGCCAGATGGGACGCTAACGCACTTTTTCCGTTCTTACGTGGCAAACCACACAAAGCCAGTTTGTACTTGTACCCGCCCGATTCTTGTGCATAAATATGACGGACCAATTCTTTCTGCCAATCACGCAACACCAGACGTTCGCCCGTTTTGCCGGACACCGAATCTTTTGTGATCACACCAAAGTCTTCAATGAACTTGATTGCCATATCCGCACGGTTCGAATTCAATGATTCTTCCGTCGCCTTCGTCAACCATTGCGGTGCCCAACCATCAATCTTTTCCATCACCATTCATCCCGTCGCGACATCAATTCTTCCAACTTTGAACGCGCCTTGACTTCCGCAACACCCAACCGTGAACGATCCGACGGTGTGAAACCCAACAACGACAAGTTCGAAACAATTTGTCGATCCAATTCACGCAACCCTCGACGCTGTTTCGGATCACCCGATTGCATCACCTGAATGCGTAAGTTCCAACGTTCATCGACCAATTCGCACGTCATCAACAAAATTTCGAAATCGCTGTTCGGTGAAATCCATGTCACACCCATCCCCCAAACGCGATCCCACAATTCGCGACCATACTTCAGCAACGGACGTGACGGTTCCGGAACCGCATCAATCGCGGGAATCAATTGCACCGCGTTTTCATCGGGCAACGGGCGACGTCCCGGATTGCCTAGCGCCCGCTTCTGTTCAATAGGTTTCGACGGTCGTCCGGCTGGCATTATTGCTCTCGCGTTTCGAGCCCTGAGGTAAGATTTGCACTTCCTTCTTCTGACCGGAAGTCAGACGCATCGCTAGCAATGCTTCCAGGGCGATTCCCACGATACATTGTTGCACCGACTTTTTCAATTTCATCAAATGGAATAATGTCTGATTTCAAACGATCCCGCCATGATTGATCCAAAAAATAGACATAGCGAAGTTGGAAACCCTGCAACGGAACCGCTGCCCCAGTTTCAATCAAATGACGCGAATAGTATTTCCCACCTATCCGGGGGAAGTTTTCATTGTCCAACGTTTTTTTTGCAATCACTTTCCCCTTCCACAAAAGCATTTGCTTATTGGGTTTGATTTGCGTCAACAAAAATCCCGATGCCCGGTATATAGTCCCGTCGCCACATTGCGTTGCGTCTGCAAACGAAACACACCATTTCAAATTGGGTGCGTGTTTTTTCAACAACCGCATCGAAACTGCAATTGCACGCGATTCACTATTTTTCGGTAAGGCGGGACTGAATGCCATCCGGTTCAATTCCACAAACTGATTCCATCCAGTTCCTTCTACCAGCATGGAAACCCGGCGTTTGTCGATTGACGGACCAAACTGCATCGCCCCTTCCAGTTTGCCCATATAGAAAACGCCAATGTGGATTTGGGAATTCGGAACAACTTTTCCGCTGTAATGATATTTGCGAACAACCGCGTTTGCATCCGTTGACGAAATCCGTCGCAACACTAAATCTTTAGCCCCCATGATTGCCCAAAAACATTTCGCAAACCCGCGCCAACGCGTTTCCGTTTCCGTTCACATTTTCCGATTGATCGAATTCCCCCAAAGACTTTGACACTCTCAACGCCTGTTGTATCGTTTCCACCTGATCATCGGACACGACGAACGTCATTTGTTGCGTCCCGCTACGATCCTTGACCGCATCGTTCAAGTCCGACCACTCTGATTCCGCGGGCAATTCCTGAGAATCAAAACCAAACGCGGAAATTTCAAAACCGTCAAACGTCAACGCCTGTAATTGTTCGTCCAAAACCGTGACGTTCCATTCCGCCATTTCCGCCGTCCGGTTATCCGCAAGCGCAAACGCTTTGACTTTCATGTCCGACCAATCCGCGGGAACACGCACCGCATCAATGTCCGACCAACCCAACGACTGCGCCGCCCGCACCGTACCATTACCCGCGACGATTACATTGTCCGCCGTGATCACAATCGGTTTGCGTTGACCGAACTGTTCAAGGCTTCCCGCGATCACCCGCACATTCGCATCATCATGTGTTCGCGCATTTTCCGGGTCCGGCGTCAACACCGCAATCGACAAACGTTCCACCGTCATTTTCTTCATGCCACCAGCCTAGCCGGAAAAACTGATAATTTTGCGCGGCTTTACGCATGGATGGGGCTGACGGGGTGCATCGTTTTGCTAATAATGTTTGATCCCACCCCTAGTTTGTGCCCGGCGGTGGGTGGGTGTGGTCGGTTATGTGCGTGGTGGTTGTGTGGTCATTGGTCGGTTTCCGCGTTTGCGGTTGCATGACCTATGTGCCGGTAGCAAAACGGATTGTGATCCTAATTCCGGGTGTATGTGATCGGCTTCCCACGGGTCGCCCGCCTTCGCCCCTCCCCCACATAAATGACATTGTTGTGCGGTTGCGCGAACAATTTTTGCGCGACGTTTGTAGTCGCCCCCGTACAGGGTGGACTTCTTCACGCGTCGTCGTGACGATTCCGGTCCACGTTTCCGTTTTGGTTTGTGTTGTTCGCAGTACGATTCACGTGCCAGTTGTCCGCATGTCAAGCATGGGCGGTTGAACCCATAGGCGGGTGCCATAATATTTTTTCTTTTTTTGTTTCGATGGTCGATTAGTCGGTGGCGGGTGGTTTGAACAATGGGATGCCTTCGTGCCGATACCATTCCATGCGTTCGCGGATGTCGTCACGTGTTATCGCTTCCGATAACTGTTCCCGGTATTGTGCTGCAACGGTCAGCACTTGTTCTGCGTTATCCATCATGATTCCCTTCATCGATTTGTTCAACGTATTCCGCAACGTAATTTTCGCCAAAATGTTTTTGAATTACTTTGTCCGCGTCAATTGCCACGTCAATCAACGTTTCCAATGTGTCCATTTCGTAGTCGTCTAACCCGTGTTCTTCTTCCAATAGGTCACGGGCAAAATGGACAACCGCGTTGGAATTGGCAAGTTCCGCAACGTGCTTGTGATATTTCCACACTTCCAAATGGATGTCGTCGCGTGGTGTCCATGCGGTCGGTTTGTTGTCGGTCATAGTTTGAACACCGTTCCCGTATAGTCCACACCCTTTTCAAGGATCATGGTGGCAAGTCCGGGGACGGAATCTTCACCCGTCGTCAACCTGAACCATCCGGACCCGTTGTCCATTGTGGGAGCCATGATGAGGAATCGTGACGTGCCACGTGATGTTGACCCTAGTTCGGTAACACGCAGGTGATGGAAGTGCCCGTGAATCAAAATGTTTGCGTCCGCGACGGGTTGTTTGCCAAACGCTTGTTGACGCCACCATGTTGCCATCATGTCCGGTCGACGCGCTTGGTGTCCGTGAGCGATCCCTAGAATGTGGAACCCGTCATCGAATACGTCAACCGCTAATGATTCATCGTGTGGTTGTGGTTCAACGAATTTCCATCCAAACCCGGCTTCTTGTGACAATCGTGCAATTTGACGTCCGATGAACACGCCCCAATCGTCGGTCGGTTTCCCCACCGTTTTCCCGTTCATCCGGAATTGACAATGGTTTGAACCTACGGACGCATAGGTGATGTCAGGAACATGTTCGTGGACGCGTTTCATTGTTTGAAATGCCAACGTGGTCGCGACATCGACTTGTTCCATGATTGACAAATCGTTCGTCATCATTTGTTGTGCGCTATTAGCGTTGTAGAAGTTTTCAACCGTATCGCCCAAGTCGGCAAATATGACACGATCAGGTTTTTCGCGTTTGATTTGATCGACCAAACGATCCTGCATCAACGCCACACGTTCCAATAGCGAAACACTATTGCCCCGATAATCCACTTTCCCGACCTGCAAATCGGACCACATAATCACCAGGGCACGCGGTTGGGTTGTGACCGCCTTCGGTTTGCGAATTTTCTTTTGTGCTTCCGCTAACAACACCGGCAAATTGATGTCCGACGCTTTTTGACGGAACGTGAACCGGTACGACGTCAACCAAACCAATTCACCATCCTTTTGTTGTTGCCATCGTGACGTGCGTACGGGTGGAATGACATCGATTCCATCCGGGTCCAATCCGGCATCACGTAAGAATTCATCAAAATTTTCCGGTTCGTTGTCATATCCGGGTGTCGTCGCAGTTCCTTGCGATCCATCGAATTCAACACCGGGACGAAAGTTCGGTGGTGCGACAACCTTGTCCGCTGGCTTCAGGTTTTCAAGCATTGATCAACCTGCACGAACATTCTTTGTCGCGATGTTTTTTGATTGAAAAATTCGACACCCGCAATCCGCGTTTCGTCAACGCCTTTGACAACGGCAAATCTCCCCATGACGAATTGTCCAACGCTTCCGACAAAATATGTCGGTCATTATCGTCAAGTGATTCAATGATTGTCCGAACGATGCATGGCAACAATGTTTGTTCCAACTTCATATCTTCAAGCATTTTTGTTTCCTTCCTGATTTGAAATCAGTTTATAGCAATATTTCAATTGGCAACTTTGAATCATGTTCCGGCGTGTTCAATTCCGTCACTTCAATCATCACACCGGTTTCACTTGTGTCCGCATAATGCTTTGTCGCAATCAATTCGACCACCTGACTATCGTCGCCCCACACGCCCGCATCCGACAATGCGTCCGCGACGCCGCGACACAACTTGTCCAAATCGGGTGGCACAATCGGAAACGGTCGTTTTCGTTTGCTGATCGACGATGGTCGCTCCAAATAGAAACTGACAATCAATCGTGCGGGACCGTGAATGGTGTCCCACGATGTCATTGTGGTTTCGTAGATTGCAAATTCCGTGACCGCCTTACGCCATGCGGGAAGGTACTTTGACGCTTCGATGAATCGTCCATGACCGACCGAACGTTTCGATCCTTGCGGCGCCGGTCGACCGGGCACGAAGAATTTGACCACGCTTCAGTTTAGCGGGATTGACGCCTAAACGACATGATGAACGAAATCGTCAACAATGCGGTTGCAATCCATCCAATTGTCCCGGTGATTGGTTCCGCCTGATATGAAAGAACCGCTAGCAACGCAATCATGACCGTTGCGACGATCCGTGAACCGGTTGCCATTAGAAAGGTGCGCTTTCATTGATTGGGACCGGTGTGACGTCCCACACGGCGTTCACGGCGGCGTGACCGACTTTGTCTTCATTCTTGGACCCTTTGGGAACCAACTTGATTTCTTCGGCACGGACTTCCAATTTCACCCCTTTTGTGCCGTCACGTTTGTCATACCGTTTCGTTTTCATGCGACCGGTGATTGAAACCCGTTGATCCTTTTCGAAACCCGGATCACCAATTACGGAAAAATAATCTTTCCCGGCGACTTCCCAATCGCCTTGATGTCCCTTCGTGAATTGTGTGTGCGCCACGTCGTAGACGGTGCCCCAATCGAACGCCTTCACTTCGTTGATGAATCCTTCGAACTGAATTTGAATTGCCATGATGTTCCTTCCGTGAACGTTATCGATTCATTCTATAGCAGAACTACCGACACGGGGGACAACGTGGGAACTGGCGACACAATCTTCGTTCCCACAAATCCGGACACCCGGCATCATTGGCAAACCGTCATCGCCCATCGGCGTGATTTGATCGACGGCGAAAAATCCATGCCACGGAATGCATTTTCCCGTGACCGTGTGAACCGTTTGAACCTTCCGTGCCCGGCATGACGAACACGTTTTGGAATTGCGTCGGATGGAATTGACAGTCCATTCGAATCCGCAACGTTGACATGTGATGATCGGCACGCCCCAATGGTAACGGACAAAAAGAAAACCCGCCTAAGCGGGTTTCCTTCCGTCGCGGTAATCGTTACGCAATCCACCGCCAAAACCCGTAGACGGCGCGTGTGCCACCGCGGTCCGGGTTGTGGGTGTCGTGGATGGTGCCGTCAATCATGGCGACCACGTGGCGCGTCACGTTGGCGATGATGCGACCGGATGGCAGTTCGTCCCCACGCAAGTGGACGGTGGTCCCGGAACCGATGTGCATCGTTGGCACCCATTCAAAACCCAACGCGTCCAAATACTTTTTGGTCAGTTTGTTGGGGATGCCGTTTCGTGCCGATCCTTGTTGACCGTTGTCTTTCATGAACCGTGACAATTCTTTGTAGACATCGGCATATGGTCGGCACGTGATGATTGCGACCGCACGGGCAACGCAATCATTTGCTTCACCTTTGAAACCAGCGTCGGATCGACCGCCGTCGGTTTGGATGAATTTTGTCATTGTGTTCCTTCCTTCGTTGTGACTACCACTTTACACGATAATCGAAAAAAATCAAATCGGGTAAGACTGTGGCGCATACCGAAGTTTCGAAATCAATTCGTTTCGACGACGACGCGAACCCCGGATCATCACATAACGATGCTTCCGTGGACGTTCCGATTTCACCATTCGATCACCCAACACACGCTTCGCGTTTTCAATCCCGCCATACTGATCCCACAAGTGGCGCGAATGTTTGTTTGTCGGTTCCCCATCCAATGACCATTGCGAATGACGATCGGACATCCCGGTATATATCCAATTCGTCGCTTGATATACCGTCCCACGATGACCCGCTTGAATTTCTGCAAACGAAACCACAATGTTTTTTTCATCCGGCAACATGCGCAACGATCGACCAATCAAAAACGATTCCGCATTTTTCGGTGTCACGTCCGCAATCCACAACCGTGTCAGTTCGATCACATGTGGCGCTTCGTCCGCACCCGCCAACCCAATACACAAACTATTCGACGCCGGTGTTCCGTATGTGATGCAACCGACAATCGTCCCGTGTTCGTTGAACAACCCAAACGAATGTGATGCCGGTCCACGTCGATGCAAATAATGATTTTTGACAATCATGTCGACCGCTTCCGAATACCCAATCGGATGAACTTCATACCCTTCCAAACCCATGACATTCCTTCCTAGTGTCCAAATTCACCGGGTCGACATTCCCAATGCTCCCCAATGTTGTGCATTTGTTCCACCCAATCCCGCGTGCCGGGTGTGATCGCTAAACGCTCCCACGGTTTTTTTGCTTCTTCCGGATATGGTTCATCGTCCCAACGTTCTTGATTCAACCAGGTCGCCGGGCGTGGAATGAATTGTTTGGGTGGCAAATTGGGATCATCAACAAAACGTCGCAACCCATCCAGGACCACATCATGTCCGTGGGTGTTCACCGCCTTTGCAAACGCCTGTTTCGCTTCGCCCTTTCCAAGTTTCCGGGGAAACAAATCCCAAAATGTGTTGAAGTGTTGAATGATGTCGTTCTCATTATGTGGTTCTAGTTCAATGGTTCTAGTTCTATGCGTCACGGGTGACGCCGCCCTAGTGTCACGGGTGACGCCGCCTAGCGTCACGGGTGACGCCGCCACCCGCTTCACCGTATATAACGATGATTGATAGTGACCGTCTTTGACGCGACGTTGTTTGTCAATCGCCCCAACCGTCATCAGTTCTTCAACGGCACGATCGACGGATTTCACCGAACACCGACACCGTTCCGATAACAACAACCGTGATGGGAACGCCTGCAACGTATCGTTGTCCGCATACCGCGCCAAAATTGTGTAGACACGAATCGCACGATCCGACACCGGCGCATCCAACACCCATTCCGGAACAATGCTGAATCGAATGTCCGTCGTAATTGATTCAGTCATTAGATTTTGCCTGCCGCATCAAACTATTGATCGCAATTTGCAGTTGCCAATCTTCAAATTCGGTTTGCGCCACATACTTTTTCCGTGGCGTTTTTGGCGACATGTTCCGACGCTTATTTTGCACGCCAGTCGGTTCCGAACGTTGCGCCAACATGTTCATCAGCCAATACACGTCAGCCTTTTTCCGCCAACGTTTCGCGAACTTCAACTGATCCGGATGTGACGGATGTTCCATCCACAACGCATCAATGTCGATGCCGTACTGCTTCGCATAATCCACAATGGTTCCTTCCTAGAATGTGGCTTCAGACACTACCACCTTCGACCCATCATCTTGCAATTCGAACCATTCACACGACACCGAATCGAACACCGGCAACCTAGTCGATTGCCATGCAGACAATTTGTGACCTAGTTCACGCGCCGTCACCGCTTGACCCGCATCCGATTCCATGCGACCGTTCCACAACGCGCACACCATCATCAGGTTGTCAACCGTGTCCAACAATTTCGATCCACCCATGCCCCGATTGATTCGATGGTGTGGCACCAGGTCATCCTCGCGCCCGCAATGCCAACAGTACGGATCACGCCCTTGAACCTGTTTCAGAATCTTCTTCGGGATTGCCATGCCTACAGTCTACCTAAGTCACTTCCGGGCAGCCCCGCATCGGCGCGTACACGCGGATGTGGCTTGCAAATAGTATGCGCGGGAACCTCGGAGGGTCGAATCTGTACGTACACACATCAATGTATATGTGTACAAAACGTTCCATGTATATACGAAATCAGCATCCGTGTATATACGGAATTAGTGTCAACCCTATCTGGTACAGGATCGTTACCAAGCTATCTCTTCTGCTCATGTCTGGCATGCACGCGTGCGTTCTCGCATCATGCATCAGTATGACTCAGTCGTCTATGTCATCAGCTCGACGAGCATCTCGACCTGCTCACGTCACCAAATCGAA